ACGAACTGTCCGAGATGCGAAGGATCGTTAGCGAATTGGCCGAGAACGACCGGATGAGGATTAGTGGGATGGAGCAAGCAGGAGGCCCATCCACTGAAGGTAGCCAGGGGGAGGGCCAGGGCCAGGGCCAGGGCCAGGGCGGTGGGACTTCGGGTGATGCCAAGATCGTCTTGTTGCATGGCGTGGATTTGCCGACGGACATGTCTGGCTAATGGACCTTCATCGTCGTGTATCTGAACTTTCCATCCTCGAAAACAAACAGCTTCAGGTTGTTCGCTTCAAGCCGAATTGGGCGCAGATCGAATACCTCGATGCTGCCCGGCACCAGCTAGAAACCACAGGCCGCATCCGGATCATCGTCCTCAAAGCCCGGCAGCTAGGTATCTCCACGGTCACCGAAGCCATGCTGTTCGTTATGTGCTTCACCATCATGAACTACCGATCCATGGTGATCGCACATGAGATCCCGGCGTCTCAGAACCTCCTGAAGATGACCCAGCGGTATTGGGACACCTACCCCTTCAAGCGGCTCTACAACACCCGCTACGCCGGGAAGAACCATCTGGAATGGGTGGAGACTGGTTCGTCCATGCACGTCGCCACGGCCGGCAACAAAGGCGTCGGCCGGTCGGCCACCATCCACGGCGTACACGCATCCGAGGTCGGGTTCTGGCCTGACCCGAAGGAAGCATTCGTCGGCCTACGCCAGACCATCCCCGAGGCACCCGGCACCATCATCGTCATGGAATCAACCGCTAACGGTTCCAACATGTTCAAGTCCGAATGGGAAGCCGCCGAACAGGGTGAGACAGAGTTCCTACCCCTGTTCTTCCCGTGGCACCGTCACCCCAACTACACGGCCTCGGCTATCGGCATCCCGCACTTCAACCTCGGCAAGCTGGACTCCGAAGAAAAGATCCTACAGCGGATCGGGATCTCCGATGACCGTCTGGCATGGCGGCGGTGGGCAATCCGCAACAAGACGCAGAACGACCTTCAGCTTTTCCACCAGGAGTACCCATCTACTCCGGCTGAAGCATTCATCGCCTCCGGCACCAACCTGTTCTCCGTCACCGATCTCAACAAGGTCTACAAGCCTGAACCGGGCAAGCGTGGACAGCTACTCGAAAACTCTGCCCGAGTCGAGTTCCATGAGCGTTCAGACGGCCCGCTCACCCTGTTCCGCAAGGTCCACCCCAACCCTGATCTTGGCACCTACATCGTGGCCGGCGACCCCACCAAGACCACCCAAGGCGACTTCGCCTGCATCCAGGTCATCAACCGCCGTTCACTGGAACAGGTAGCAGAATGGCGGGCACGCATCGACCCCGTGACCTTTGCCGACGAGATCTTCATGCTGGGCAAATACTTCAACCTAGCCCTGGCATCCACGGAGATCGAAGGCCCAGGCTACTCCACCATCGGGGCACTCCTAGCCAAGAACTACCCTCGCCTCTACCAGCGGTCCCGTGCCGACAGCATCGCCTCACCATCCACCTCATCAAACTACGGCTGGTCAACCACCCTTCAAACAAAGAACCTCATGCTGGGTTGGTTGCAACGGTTTATCGTGGACGGCAGTATCACCATCCACTCATCCACCCTCTACAACGAAATGAAGGAGTATGTGAGGCTTCCGAGTGGGGAGTATGGCCCGTCTACTAAAGACGGATTCGATGATTGCGTGATGGCGTTCGCACAGGCCATCATCGTGAACGTGATGGAACCGGTACTCATGGCGCCTGAAGGCCCGATAGACGGATCACTCGTCCTGCCCAACACCCCCGGCTTCACCCCGCCCACCAGTCCCATCACCCTCCATTCTCATACCCCTGATGAATCTGCCCCGCCATGGGAATCATGGCCCGACGAAAGATAGCCCCGCTCATGCCTCAGTATGAATACCGCTGCACCGAATGCCAGTCCGAGACAACCATCACCACTTCGGTCGATAACTACACCGCCACTTTCGCCGGCAAGCCTCTCGCCTGTGACGCCTGCATGGGTGGTGAACTTCGACGCTTCTACCGCCCCCTCCCCTTCACGCTCCCCATGGCCGATCACTTCAATGTCTCAGCCGGACAGCATGTTTCTGGCGAACGGGAGTTGACTGAAGTCTTCAAGCGCAAGTCCGAAGAAGCCACCAACCGCCTCGGCGTCGAGCACAACTTCAAGCCCATCGACTTGCGGGATCATGAAGCCCTTGGCGTGACGAGGGAAGGTCTTGAAGAAGACGTAGCCCGACGCCATGATGCAGGTCTGCCGTCCCTTCCAATCCCCAAGTGAGTAGGCCACTGTGGTAGCCACCATGCCCCGCCAGCCCATCCGCCTGCCCGCTGGTGGCCCGCCTCAGCCGGGTCCGATGCCCATGCCCCCAGCAGGCCCGATGCCCCCGCAGGCCGGCCCTGGCCCCGCCTCGATGCCGCCTGGTGGCCCTCCTGGCTCTCCCCCTGGTGCTGGTGGTCCTCCGGCTGGCCCGCCTCCCCCTGCTCCCCCGAGCTACCTGCCCGGCCCACCCCCAACCCAGCAGAACAACCCGACACCCCCCCCACATAACCGCCTTCCGAAGCTTGCGGCAAATGTGGAGATGGAGCTAGTCGGCAAGGTCCGCAGCCTCCTGATGCGTGCCCGTGATGAACGGCGCCCCATGTTGGCAAAGTGGGATGCCAACTACCGGGCTATTCACAAGGCGCAGTATCACGCATCCCGAGCCCCATACCTCCCCAACCCGTGGGTGAACGAGATCTTCGCCACCTTGGACACCCTTGTCGCATGGATGACGGATCAGGAACCCACCTTCGACGTGTCGCCGGCTGTCCAGCCGCTATCCCCCACGTATGCCTTTGCTGACTCTCTGGCTCAGGATTTGAAGACCGTGATGCGGGCATCGTGGCAGGTGGATCAGACCGCCGCTGAGGTGGAGAAGGTCGTGTGGGACGGCCTCACCTACGGCATCGGGTTCTTCAAGACCGTGTGGGACATGAGCGCCTTCCGTGGGCACGGCAATGGTCGGATCACCCGATGCGACCCGTACTCGATTTACCCCGATCCACAGGCCACGTCCTTCGACAACATGAACTACATCATGGAGGCACGCAACGTTTCCATGCAGGAATTGGAGCGGCGTTTCCCTGGGGCTATTGAACGGCTCAACACCGAGTCGTACCAGGAAGACATCGACAAGGCGAAGAACCGGCTGGACTTCCACAACACCGGCAACCAGGCGATGGCGAATCCCGGTGCCATGATCGGATCAAACTTCTCGGCCTATGGTCTTCCCGGTCAGGGCCGGCGTATTGAAGCTGTGGATGAGCCTGGGATCACGCTCATCGAGGCATGGCTCCGCACCCCGAAGACCGAAGGCAACCGCACCTACGATGGTTGGCGATGCGTCGTAGTGGCCGGCAACCGGGTGCTCATGGACAAGATGGGCGACGAATTGTGGTCGCACGGTCAGCACCCCTACGACCGCTACGTCCCGGTTGAAACCGGCGAGTTTTACGGCCACGCCTTGGTTGAAGACATGGTGCCGTTGCAGCGGTCCATCAACCGCATCTTGTCCCGCATCGAGCAGAACATCGACCTCATCGGTTCGCCGGTTCTGAAGGAAGATGCACGGTCCGGCCTTTCCCGTACCGCCATCACCGACAAGCCCGGTCAGCGCCTCCCCGTGCAGCAGGGCGGGATGATTGAGTGGATGAACCCGCCGCAGATGCATCCGCAGATGGGTATGGACATCATCCGCCTCTACATCACGGAGATGGAACGGATCTCTGGCCTCAGTGCCATTGTGCGTGGTGCATCCCCGACCGGACGTAACGCCCAGGGCGTGATTGATTCGGTGCAGGAAGCCGCCTTTGTCCGCATCCGGAAGTCGCTTCGTAGCCTCAGCCGGTGCATCGGTTCCGGTGGCGAGAAGATGGCGTCGAACATCGTGGAGTTCTATGACACGCCGAGGATGGTGAGCCTGGTTGGCCCATCCGGCGAGAAGACTTCCATCGCTCTGCGGTCCGATCACTTCTACCTCCCCAGCCCCGAGGGGACCATGCCGATGCGGTTCCAGTTGCTCATCGACGCTGGCGAGTCGTCTTCTCAGTCCCGTGGACAGCGGGTGGCTGAAGCCGATGCGCTGTATGCGATGGGGGCGATTGATGAAGAAGCCGTCTTGGAAGTCCATTCGTTCCCGAATTGGCAGGTGGTTTCTCAGCGGGTGAAGGAAGCCAAGGCCGAAGCTGGGACTCAGGGTGAACCGCCGACTCAACGTGCAGCCGCACGCCGATAATACCCCGCCGATAAATAGGAGTAGCTATGTCTAATATGTGGAACGACTTTGAAGCCCCGATGCCCGAGGGGTATTCGCCGCCCGAGGGTCGAGTCAATGCCCTCAACTCCCCCCAGGATCGGGACTGCATGAGCGAAGGTGAGGAAACCGGCCCTGAGGCCATGGACGACTGATCTTCCTAAACACCCCGCCTCCCCTGGCCGGTAAAGAACCCCTACCCATCAAACGGGTAGGGGTTCTTTGCGTCTATGCCCGGCCAACCATACCGTATCCTATTTCCCTGTCTCCGCTTGCATTCACCCCCCTACCTCCCTAACGTTCTCACCGACGTTCCATCCACCACCCGAGGTAGAACCACCATGCCTGAGAAGATCAAGTCCAACACCGGCAACGCCCCCATCAAGCAGGTGGGCCACACGGCCGGCACCCGCTACGGCACCAACCCCAATGCCCAGGGCAAGGGTTCCAACAACACCCGTGACCTGAAGGTCTGAGGTAACCACGATGGCTGGCACCAACCAGATGAACACGATGGGGGAGGGGATTCGGAAGTTCATGGACCTCATCGGGAAGATGAAGTTGACCCCCGATGCCGACCTTCCCCTTCTCATCGAGTTGGAAACCGCCATCATCGCCTCCAACAAGGCAGCCATGGAGCAGTCCGCAGCTTCGGGCGCTTCCGCAATGCAGCCGGGTGCAACGGTGCCTCCGGCTGGAATGGGTGGCATGGGAGGGCCGATGGGTGGGTCCATGCCTCCCGGTCCTCCCCCTTCCCCGTCAACGCTCATGGGTCAGGGTGGCCGTGGAATGACCACCTACCCGTCCATGCCCCAAGGTGCCGAGATGGCACGCATGCTCAACCGATAGGACATTCCGCTCATGTCTGTTACGCCCCCCGCTGAACCCCCTCGCTTCGTTCTGCCTGGTTCCGAACCGGCAGACGATCAGATCACCGATCCAGCCCTCGATCCAACCCTCGATCCGGCTGCCATCGACCCCGCAGTCCCGGTTGACCAGGATGCTGAAGGTGGCGCCGAAGATGGCGCCGGCCCGCTCCCGGTTGACCCCGATCATCTTCACGCTGAAGACACCCTTGAAGCCGCCATCGCCGCTGCCCTTGCTGCACCCGATGATGCGCCCACGGTTACCCCTGTTGCCGGAAACCCTGCGCCGGTCGAAGGGGTGGTTGCGGGGTCCGAGGCTTCATCCTTGTCCTCGGACCCCGCAGACCTCGATTCCCCTCCCGCTTCAACCGGCACCCCTCATCCGACCGATGATCTTCTCGATCTCGGCAACGGTCTGGTCGTCTCCAAGGCCGAAGCTACCGAGTTGTTCCTTTGGGCACAGTCTCTCACCCCCGAAGAACAGGCTGCCGTCGAAGCCGTCACCCAGCCTTCCGCCCCCTCGCCTTACCCGTCCGCAGCGAGCGGCAGCGGAACCCCTGCACCAGTTGGTCCCCCCGCTGGTGCAGGGTCTTTCTATCCGGCGCCCGGTCAGCCGGGTATGCCCATTCAGCCAGGTGCCAACCTCCCCCCCGTTCCTGTCCCTGCCCCTGCCTATACCCCTGCCCCTCAGCCTCTTGCTATCCGTGAGAAGCTTGGTGAATTGGCCGAGGTAGTTCCTGGCCTTGCTGAAATCCTCGAGGCCCAGCAGGCACAGGTTGAAGCCCAGCAGGCAGAGATCTACCGGTACCAGCAGGCGCAGGCTTCCATGCAGGCCCAGCAGGCACAGGAGCAGATCGCCGCTGAACGGTCCCGTATTGCTGAAGGTGTGCGAACCGGCGATGCCGAGTTCATCGCATCGCACCCTGAACTTTCTCCCGAAGATGTCCACTATATTCGAACCTCTGCACTTGAATCTGGCCTCATGACGGTCCAGATGCCGAAGAACAACAACAACGCCGCAGAGGCATACAAGGCCACGCTTGAAACCATCATGTGGTCTGACCCGAAGTACCGGGATCTACTCGTCCAGCAGCAGGCAGTTGAAGTCGCACACCGTCAGCGGGAAGTCGCTGAACGTCGTGCGAATGCTTCCGCCCTGGCTGGAAATCCAGGCTCAGTTACCCGTGATCCTCAGTCCGCTCCTGAGCATCTGACCCCCGAAGGCCGACAGATGGGTATGCGTGAATACATCGCCGCTGCCATTTCTGGCGGGAATCCTTCGTAGGTCTATCTAAACCCCCACCTAGAAAGCAACAGGAGCAAACATGGCTGCCATTGGTACCGATACCGTCACCTCGATCGCTCGGCAGTTCGTCCTGCCCGAGATCCACGATCAGATCTACGCATCCAACCCGATCACCTTCCGGCTTCTCGCCGCAAAGAAGAAGATGATTCAGGGTGGAACGCAGATCGAGATCCCGCTGATGTATAAGCGGTTCGGCCACGGTGGTTCCTACCGTGGGTTCGATCTTCTGCCCATCGCCCCGGTGGACACGATCAAGAATGCCGTGTTCGATTGGAAGCAGTACGGCGTGACCGTGGCTGTGGATGGTCGGACCCTCATCCAGACCGATTCCCCCGACTCGATCGCCAACCTCATCACCACGCAGTTCGCTCAGGCCCGCATGGAACTTGCTGAGCACCTTGGCGACGGCATCTGGTCGGATGGGTCCAACACGAAGGACATCACCGGCATGGAAGCGGCCGTCGATGACGGCACGATCGCTGCCACCTACGGCGGCATCCTTCGGTCGGCTAACACTTGGTGGAAGTCCCAGGTGGACTCGGCCACCACCACCCTCACCCTCGATGCCCTGAACGCCCTTCAGGGGTCGGCTATCAAGGGTGCCAAGTCCACCTCGCTCATCGTCTCCGGCCGGGATCAGTACAACCGGTACTGGAAGCTCGTTCAGGCGAACCAGGACTTCCAGGTCATGGCCGGTGGTCACGACGAGCAGCTTGCTTCGGCCGGCTTCACCAACATCCTTTTCAACAACATTCCCTGGGTTGTTGATTCGCATGTCCCGCTTGGTACGACCACCAACACCAAGATCTACATGCTGAACGAGGAATACATGTTCCTCGCCGTCTCGCCCCGAGCCGACTTCCGCCTTGAAGACTTCCAGACGCCTCCGAACCAGGATGCCATGGTTGCCAAGCTTCTGTGGGCCGGTGAGCTTGCGTTCACCAACGTTGCGACCCAGGCGGTCATGACCGCCATCGCCGCCTGACCCGTCCATCAACAAACCCACTCGCTTTCTCGACAGGAGACATTCATGGCAAGTCCACTCATCACCAACCCGCTTGGTGCGTTCGGCACTACTTCGGTGGAAGAGAAGTTCGGGGGTGGCGTCCTCATCCCGTTTGAGGCCACCGCCGCCATCACCGCTAAGCAGGCCGTTACCATCACCACGGCCGGCAAGATCACCAAGGCCACGACCGGTGGCGCCGCTGCCGGTACCACCATCGGCATCTGCATGGACACCGTTGCTGCCGGCGAGATCGCCAACGTGTGCGTGCTCGGCCCGGTTTCCAACGTTCCGGCCGATGGTGCCATCGCCGCTGGTTCCCCGGTGATCGCCTCCACGACGACGGCCGGATCGGTCATCGCCAAGGCTGCCCCCACCACGGGCGAGGGTCTTGGCTTTGCCATCGCCGCCGCAGCCGATGGCGTCGTGACTATTTGGGTCACCCGCTCCATCGGTGGCATCACCTGATCCACCCTTCTACCCCGCTGCCGCTCTCTGCCGTTTCGATCTAAGGAGTTCCCGTGTCTGATTCAGTCGTCCGTGTTGTCAATAAGGGTGATAGCGATTTCGAGGGTCAGTACGACCGCAATCGCTACCCCATCGCCGCTGGTTCCGAGTCGATCATCCCTTGGGATGCCGCCTGCCTGTGGCTCGGTGATCCCCGTCTTCGGGACATCGGCACCGACCGTGCTCGGCTGGAAGAGTACCGCCGCTTGACCTCCAAGTTCGGGGTCTACGACGAGCATGACCGGTTTGAAGGCGCTCGCCCCAAGTTGGAGATCTACCGTCTGAACGGTACCCGAGTGAAGATGCTGGCCGAAGATCCCTTCGGTACTCCGGTCGATGTCTTCGGGGACACTGATGGTGAGGTTGATCTTCAGACTCAGGTGTCTCAGCTTCAGGCCATGGTGAGTGAACTTCAGGAACGGTCTGGCGACGGATCGCTGCCTGATGTTTCTGATGTCGAGTCTGGTGAAGGGCCGGATGCCGATGATGACGGGAACGAGCTTCCCACCGACTCGGCTTCCACCTTCCCCTCCACTCCCCCGGCCAATTCCTCCCCCTCCGAGGGGTTCCAGTTCCCCGGTTCGTCCACCTAACTCGCCAGTTATCGACCCGCTCGACAAGCTCTCCCCGTGACCCTTTCACCTACTTGGCAGCTTCTTCGGACGCTGGTTGAGGATCTGATTGAGTTGCGTGGGGAGCTTGTTGAGTTAGTAACCGCAGAGAAGACCGAGCGCATTGAAGCCTATGCGGCTTCTAACGAGAAGACTGATGCCGGCAGAAAGCGTGACGCAGACTTTGCCTCCCTCACCTACTGGCGGGACCGGGTAAAGCTTGAAACCAAGATCCAGCAGAAGGAAGACTTGCACCAACTTCTCACGCTGGCAGTAACGCATGGTGTAGAAATAATCGAGTAGCCAAATCGGAGTCTGAATGTCCAGTCGTGAAGACCTACAACAACTTGATCTTGCGGACTTCACGAAGGGCATTTCCACCGAATACCACTCTCGGACAAACGAGATCCCCCAGGAGCAAGGCTACGCTCAGGCCGACGAAACCTTCGGGTGCTACGGCCTTCAGGGTGGTGGACTGGCGCCTCTCCCCCGTGCTCTGTCGGGCGCCTGGTCGCATTACGACCGGCCCTTCCTCCCCGAAGAAGGCGAGGTTGTTCCCGACCCTGACGACGATCCCGGTGGCCTTACTCCCGGCCCGCTCAACCCGCCCGACCCGCCTCCCATCACTCTCGATGGCAATTGGGAGTGGCCCACGGTCGCCAACGGGTACCCGCCCGGCTATGACCGGCGCATCGCCATCTTGGACGCCCGTGCCTTCTCGCCGGTCGTCTACTCCCCCTCCATGGATACTGAGGTGGACCACTCGGACCCGCCCGTAGACATCTACTTGGTGCGGCAATGGTGGATGGTGAATGATACCGACACTCTGGTTGATACCCGGTGGCGCTTCTCTGGCCGGTCGGTCTTCCGCAACTCCAATGGCCTCTACGGCTCCGAGTTCACCGATGTTATCGCCCGTGCATCTGATTTGACATGGAATCCGCATCCGTCTCGATGGGGATGGGGGTGGGGTTCCATCACCGAAACCCGCACGCAGTCTCCTGGTCCCTCGATCTTCTCGACAGACAACATGATCCGAACGGGTATTCCCGTGATCGTGTGGGCGGCAGGAACGATCATCGACACTTCGCCCGGTACTGATTGCGGCGGTGTCTGGACCTACCCCGATGCTTCGGTGCTCGACACGGTGACTGATTCCATCAAAGCCCTTCCGTCCGTTTATGGTTCAAAGTTCGCTGGCATCGTGTTCGGCCATCAGGGCCGTCTGGCTGCCATTTCCCGTGAGGCCGGCGCTGCCACCTGGCGTCGGGCATCGTTCCACCCGAACACGGCTCAGCGTGGACCGAACGACATTCTCATCTACTGGCCGACCAACAACATCTATGTGCCTTCCGGTAGCCCGCTGGTGCCTTCTTTGTTCTCCCCGCCGAAGATTGATTGGACGCTCGAAACTGCTGACACGATCCAGACCCTTGCGTCCTACGGGATCAACCCAGGCAACGTCACGTCGAAGATCGTCGGTGTGTCCACCTTCGCTCCCGTAGAAGAAAACGTGTCGGGCTATGGCGCTTGGTCATCGGTGGACGCCAACTCACTCCTGTTGGTGAAGAACCAGGGCGGCGCCGTGATGCTGACCGGCGACCTCGATCGCCCCTCGGTGCAGCGTCTTCCCGGCGTCCCGAGTGTTGGTGGATTTGCCAACCGTGGCGCCAACACCGAATCAGGCTACGTCTACGGCTCCACGTCCGGTGTCTGGATCTGGTCTGGTGGTAACACTGCCACGAACCTCGCCCCTCAACTCCACCCGACGTTCTGGATTCCCGAAGACGAGACGGTCCAGCCTCCTGATTCCTCTCAGCCTGGCCGTCAGCTTGGACAGTTGGTGGGTAGCTTCGGTTACCGGTGGCCGTACCTGTACGCACCGAACAACTGGATCATGGATCTGCGCTCCGGTGGATGGTGGCGCTACTGGCCCACCCCGACCCAAGACCCTGACAACGGCGTCCACTTCGCCTTCAACGAGGTGGATTCGCTCGGCAACCTGTGGGCATTCCCGGCATCGCACCTTGACGGTTCGGCGCTCGATCGCCCTGACGATGATGACGTAACCCTGATCCTTCAGGAGAATGACTACCTGCTTTACCGGCAGTTCGACTTGGAAACCCCGACCAACTTCTGGTCGTGGAAGTCTCAGCCTCTCTCCGTGACTCGTTCCCGTTACGTCGATTTCAAGTCGGTCACCATCGTTGCTTCAGGCATCGGCCGGATCGTCGTCACGCTCACGGGCATTGATGGCAAGTCCCAGGAAGTGCTATTCGACTTGGATTCTCCTAAGAAGTCGATGATGGTGCGTAATATGGGCATCCGTGGAACCGACGTTGAAGTGAAGATCACGGCCCGAGCAGCTTCCCCTGATGGTGAAGCCCCGACCTTGCATCGTGTCAGCCTCGGATTCGTGGAGACGCTTTCCATCCCGGCTTCAGGCTCATGACCAGTCTCCGTCGCCCCGAGAGCAACGTCGGCAGGAGTGAGTACCAGCTTCGTATGCCGTTCCCTGGCAACGAAACACCAGAGGGGATACGGCAGAACTTCCGTGAACTGGAACGGTGGGGCAACAACCTGCCGCTCGCCCGCACCCCACGGTTCGTGCCGTACATGGTCACTTACCAAACTCCCCCCGCAGACTACGCCACAGTGAACGAAGTCATCCTTTCCGAATTGTGGCAGGCCAAGTACGGAACCGATGTCGTGCCTACCGGTACATGGATTGTCTATGCCCGTGTATTCCTAGCAGAATCGCTCCCAGCAGGTACGGTCGGGACACGTTCTATGATTCTTGCAGATGGCAGCGCATTCAATGCGATTGCCGGGTCGGACATTTCATACCTTGGGTACTTCCAAGGTGATAATGCAATCCGTGTAGTGAAAGACATCGACTTCATCACGCCGGATATCACCTACGAATGGACACTCCCCGACTTGGCGGAACCAGGGGCGTATATGACCCCATCCGCCAACACGATTGGGTTGCTTACGCTCGATGACGGAGATGGTGGCTTATTCGTCCGAGGGTCGATCGAGCGGACCTCCATCATTGATCCTGATGTCGGCCCCGACACGGTTTCCGAATACATGCTTTCAGGTTTGGTCGTCAGCGCCTATCGTCTCACCGATGGGTACACGATGCCGTTTACGGTTGAGGATATAACCCCCTCCTAAAGTTTCTCATCTAAAAGGACTAGCCCAATGTCAGTCACACTAAAGCAGGCACGAGTCGCTGTGCGGGAACTTCTGGATGAAGAAACCCCTGCAACCTTCAAAGACGCCCATCTTGACCGGTGGATCAATGAAGGCTGCATCGAGATCGCCCGTTCGGCCGAGGTACTTGAAACCTCAGACACAATCGACGTGGTTGCTTCCACCCGTGAATACAATCTTCCTGATGACATGATCCGTGCTCATCGTGTAGATTTCGAGGTTGATGGAGACGGCCGGCACGCATCACTCGGTTACCGGGACTTCCACAATGCCAACGCTGTGCAATGGCATGGTGACTACGAAGGCATGCCGACTCTCTACACCATGTGGGGAAGGCCCGGCGCAGTCAAGCTGGTGCTCTACCCGTCGCCGGCCTACACGGGCACCCTCACCGTCCACTACTACAAGCTTCCCACTCCGCCAACAGACGATACCTCCACGCTCGACATTCCTGAAGGGTGGGAAAACGTCGTCTACCTCTATGCCGAATATCGTGCCTTGCGCCGGGACCGTGATCCACGGTGGCAGGAATCCAAGGCGCTGTTCGATGAGGCTCTTGGCGCCCTCTACGATATTTCTCGGCGCCACACCGATCAGGCCGGTGAGATCACCCCTGACTTCGGCTCGACCAACTCCTGGCTCTACGAAATGGATGGTGGCTACTGATGCCTTTCTTCCGCCCCTATCGTGGTAACAAGCGCCGGCGCACCGGCTTCTCATCCATTGGCAACCGAGTCGGATCATCGTTCCGGCCTTCCACCTCTCCATCTGGCACTGGTAGTGCGGACATCGGTGGCTGGCAGACGGCCGCTAACGTCGGCTTCGATTTCGCCGCACCACAGTTTCAGCGGTTTGAGGAACAGGCTGCCTACGCCCAGGATCAGCAGGGATGGCGTAACCAGGGATACGACATCCAGGAACAGGACTACCGGAACCAGTACGGGACCAGCAACCAGCAGATCGACCTCGACTATGCTGGCAACCGTGTAGAGCAGAATGCCGCCCGTCGTCAGATGGGGTATTACGACGATGTGTACGGCATCGACCAGAACCGATACAACGCTGCCATGGCGTACCAGTCCGGTAATCAGGTCTTCGCTGACGGCCGCTTCAACATCGCCGGCCGGGACTTGGCGCTAGACGACGAAACCTATGGCATCGCCGGGGAACGGTACGGCCTACAGGGTCAGACTCACACGTCGGTTCTGGCGCAGATCGCCAATCAGGCTGCCATGGCCCAGCGGGAAGCTTTTGAGGGTAACCGTGACGCCGGTTCTCAGGCGACCGCTGCCGGCGCTTTCACCTCTGCCGGCCACGGGTGGGATCGTGAAGACATTGCCATGGCTCTCGGCTTCAAGATCACCGACCTTGGCGAACAGACGAAGCAGGAACAGGTCAACCGTCAGCAGCAGGGGCTTGACTACGACGAGGCCGGCATCCGCAACAAGCGTGACCACCTCGACTACGAACGCCAGGCCATCGAATACATGTCCACCACCTCGGACATCGCCAACAACAAGAACAACCTGACCTTCGACCTTCAGGAAGCTGGGTTGAATAAGAACGAGCAGCAGGCCCGTCTTCAGGATCGTCTTGCCACCTTGGATATTCAGGCACAGCGGTTCGGCATCAACCGTCAGGAACTTCAGAACAAGCTTCAGACTGCGCTTCGCAACCTTGGACTGGATCGACAGATTTCCATGGGGCAACTCACCGACATGCTGTCTTCCACCAACGCCAACTACTCGCAACTGGTCATGAGCATTCTTCAGCAGGCAGGTATGCAAGGGCTGAATGATTCTCAGGTCCGTCCTACTTCTAACCGACGCCCAATGCCCTCGATGTGGGGATAGGAGAAACCAATGGCCCCAAAGGGTAAGTCCCCACTCCGCAAGATCAGCCGTCTTGGCCTCGATCAGCTTCTCGGCCAGATCGTGGCGCAGGCATCCAACCAGGCCCAGGGTCCACCCACTGGCACCACTACTACGGCCCCCGCTGGCATCGCCCCGGCCACCTCAGCCGCACAGCCAGGGATAAACGGTGCATCTTCCCGCCCCGGCCAAGGTCGGCCCACCGACGCCAACGGCGACTACTTCGTGGCCGAGGGACTGCCGCCCGGCGCCACCCCAGCCACGCAGGCAGCCCCCCTGGCCGGCCTAGCGCCCGCCTCACCGATGCCCGGCACCACCACCACCTCGATGCCCCCGGCCCCCACAGGCAATGTAAACACGCCTGCCGGGGTGCCACTCGTAGACGGTGTAAACGGTCAGCCGGCTGCCGCTCCGGTAAACGGCGCCCCAGGATCGGCGCCGCCTATTTCCCCCTACCGCAATGTCGGGGAGATCTTTGCGGAGCAGCCGCCGTCCGATGATCCTCAGACCATGTTCGCTTTTCAGCGTGAACGGCTGAACAAGATCGGTCGATTCTACGGCATGTCGGACGAGGAATTGGCCCAGGCACAGTCCAACGTTTCGGGGATGCTGGGGATGGCCGTTCAGAAGCCCGGCATGACGCCGGTTGAGGCTCAGAGTCTCGCTAGCCAGATGTTCCAGGCTGAAGGCACCAAGATCATTCAGGCTAATGATGCCAAGGCGTATGGCAATGATTCCGGTCGCATGTCGCCGCCTCCATTTACCGGTACCGATCCCAATGCGCCTACCTCGACGTTCGGGGAAGACAATCCACTGTCCGTGTATGGGGTTTACACGCCCGAGCAGATCGCCGCTATTCAGGGCCAGATCGGGCAATACGTCAACCAGTACCAGGACCGGTTTAGTCAGGCCGCTGGTGGATGGCGCCCAAGTGCAGCGATGCAAGATGCATACGCCCGGCAGGCTCAGGCGATTCCAGCCGTGCAGGCATTGGAAGGGCAGGCTGCATTGGCGCAGGAGTTGGCACGGGTGAAGGAACAGAACCAGTATTACCAGATGATGGCTCAGATGCCTCAGGGCGATTCGTCGTCGTCTTCTAGTGAGGCCATGTCGGATGAGGAAATGTCCGCATTTGTGAACTCTCTTACCGGGGGCTGAATAGGTGTCCAACCTTGAACCGGATCTTGGCGAATCCACGTCCGCTGCCCAGCGGTCACCTGCCCCTGCCCCCACCATCACCGTCACCCCACGCAACCCTCTGGCCCCTCGCCGCCGCCGCCCCGCCCCGCGGGCACGAGATCAGCCGCGCGAAGTCCGATGAGCTGCTCAACATCCTCCCGCCGATCGCCATCCCCGGCGGCTTCGCGGTCTCCGAGCCCATCCGGCACGAGGGCGCAGCGGTCTACCTCTGCGTCGTGAACGTCGCGGGCAAGTGGTGGGCGCGGGAGTCGACGCTGGCCGGGGTGGGTGCGGCGGTTCGTGAGATGCGGGGGGCGGCGTGAGGGGCGCATGGGGCGGAACCGGCACCCGTGGCGGCTACCATCGCCGCGCGCCCGTGACGCCGCCGACGTGCCCGGCCTGCGGTGGTGCGATGGTGCTCAAACACCTCACCGAGGGCCACTTCCTCGTCCCCGGCTCGCTCCCGGCATGGACGTGCCCGAACCCGCACGCCTGCGCCGACTGCTACTGGTGCTCTGACGCGGGCCTCTGCGGTCGCCTCGCGTGCACGCCGATCGCCGACGCGCGCCCGAAGTGCCCCGGGTTCGCGCGGCGCCAGACTCCGGCCGATTGGGGCCGTGGAGATCTCCCATGACCCCCTGCCCCTGCGGCGACCCGCACCCCCACACGATCAAGGAGTCCTCCGATGTCTGAACTCCTCCCCGCCGGCTGGGTCGGCAACAACGCCTTCCACCGCACCACACGCGGCGCCTTCACGCTGAGCGTCTTCGGGTCATCCGTCCGGTACATGTGGAGCATCGAAGTCGGGACCGCCGATGTGGCCTCCTCCGACGCCCTCGGCCACCCCGACGCCGCAACCGCTCGGGCCGCCGTCCTCGCCCGGCTGGCCGAGATCGTGGGGGAGGTGGACGAGGTGCCGGTGGCGTTGACGGTCGCGGAGTTGCCGGACGCCGCCAACACCGACGACGAGCGGGCCGTGCTGGTGCTCGTGGACGGTCGCCCGACACCCGCGCGGGCCTACGTGAGCGTTGGACGGGTCCGCATCTACAGCCATGCGGACTCCGTCGTGATCGGCCGCGACCTTGAGGTCTACCCCGAGTCCGCGGCCCCGGCGTTGTGGCGGGCGTACCTGCGGGGTCGGTCGTGACCTACATCCTCGTCGCCGTCGCCCCGGACGGCACCCGGAAGCCCCTGAGCCGCGAGCACTTCCAGGGATGGAACGCCCGGAGCCGCGAGATAGTCCCGCGCGAGGGTGCCCACCAGATGAGCCGGAAGCGCGCGAACCAAGAGCGCAATCGGATGCTCTCGGACTTCGACCTCAAGGGCCATCGGGTCGAGGTCGAGCCGTTCGTTCCCCAGCCTGCTACGGATCCCCGATGACCCCCAAACGCCCCAGCGGCCCCCGAGGCCCCATCCGCCCCCCGAGCCCGGAGCAGCTCGCGGCCGTGCTCGAGCTGCGGGACCAGGTGCTCCCGGGCTACCCCGACCTCGCCAGGCGCGCGCTCTCCCGGATCGTCGGGGAGTCGACCGCGCCCGTGCTTGCGGGGACCCGGCGGATCTCCGATCGGAAGCTCGCGGCGTGGCGGGCTGCGGTCGTGCGGTGGCGTCTGGAGAGCCTGACGACGGAGCAGCTTCGGCGGCTCGACGAGGTGCGGGGGGATCGGTCGCGGGAGGAGATGATCGGGGTGCTGTGGGGTCAACGGGCCCGCTGACACTCGCCCGCGATCAGCCGCACCAGGAACCACGCCACCGGCCCGTCGAGGACCTCCGCGACGACCCCGATCGGCCCGAGCGCGGCGAGCGGGAGGAGCGCATCGATCACCGGCGCCAACGCGTCCGCCACCTGCTCGGGGGTCTGCCCTTGCCCGAGGAGCTCCCGGACGCGCAGGGTGAGCGGGCGTCGGGGGGCGCGTCGGAGTTGGCGGCGGATCGCGCGGGCTCGGTGGCGCTGCTGGCGGGTGGGGGTGACGATCACGGCGCGATCCCCTCGTCCCACTCGCCGTCATCGCCCACGAACTCGACGTAGGCCGGGCTCCCCTCCCCGGTCTCCGGGCTCTCCGTGAGCGCGCGGACCATCTGGTCAATCAGCCACTGCTTGTGGTGAGCGCCGTCGATGGTGCCGTACTGGTACGCGAGGTGGAGGGCCTTCTCGATCGGAGTCATCGCTCTGTCCTCCCCGGACACTCGGGGGCGCCGGGCTTGGGGGTCAACAGGTCCGGCCCGAGGCGATCGGTGATCCATCGCTCGATCTGCAACCTCAACGGCGTCGCTGGCCCGGTGATGGCGACGCAAGCCATGCCCGCGGCAAACTGGCATCCACGGCACCCCTTCGCGCTGACTGCCGGCCCCACCACCAACCACGGGAACCGGAACCCCGCGAGCACCCCACGGAGCCACGCCTCGGCCTCGTCGGCGGCGTCGAGGGGGGTGGGGTGCGGGTCCATGTTGTCGAAGCTCACACCGGTCCAGCCGTACGAGGCGATCCATGCGCCGTCGAACACGTAGACGGAGGCGCCGATCACGTAGGGTGGCCCGGATGACGCGTTCGCTGAGTCGGCACGGAACCGACCACGCTCGGGAAGCCACGTCCACCCCCGCGCCTCCATGGCCGCGATCTGCTCGGGGGTCGGCTTCATCGTTGCTCCAGATTCTTGAGGTTCCGCGCCCGCACCCGTTCCCGCCGCGCTTCGGCCTTCGCCTTGATCGCGGCCTGGATGTCGTCGGGCGGCTTCGGGGCCTTCGTCGGCACGCGGAACGGGTCGCGCTCACCGGGCATTGGGGGGACGCCGGAAGCGAGGGCGGACATCATGGCGAGGGCGGCGAAGGGGGACATGTTGCTCCGGGTGCCACGTCGGCGCGGCGGGTCGGTGGTTCCGTCGGTGTCGTCGAAGGGGTCGGCGGCGGGATCGTCGATCCGTCCGCCGTGCGTGGGGCACGGGCCGATCGCGCCTATGTGCGTCGTCATGCCCATGTTGCAAGTGCAGATCGGCGGGTCACCGTAGGCCATCACGCGACCTCCTGGCAGGTTCCGGCGCCGACGTTGTCCACGTCGAGCGAGAGGTAGAGATGACCCCTCAACAGCGCAAATACTACAATCAGCTTAAGAGCCAGCTGCTTATCGAGGCAGCGGGCGAAGAAGTCTCAGCCGTGAACGCCGCAACCAAGATGAGCAAGCTGCTTCAGATTTCTTGTGGCTCGGTCTACACCGACACTGGCGAGGTGCTTGAGTTTGACGTGTCTAACCGCATGAACGTGGTGCAGGAAGTCATCGACGAGAGCAGTAACAAGGTGCTGGTGTTCGTACCCTTCACCCACACGATCGAGATGCTCAAGAACCACTTGGTCAAGAACGGCATAACGTGTGACGTGATTAACGGCGCAGTGCCAGTGAACCGCCGAAGCCAAATTGTTACGGACTTTCAGACCAGCCGACTACGAAGGTTCTCATCATCCAACCACAAGCGGCATCACACGGGCTTACACTTACTGCCGCCGACACAATCATTTGGTACGCTCCCTGTACCAGCGTGGAGACTTATCTTCAGGCCAACGCACGTATTGACCGCCCCGGTCAAGTCAACCCAATGACTATCGTGCACATCTGCGGGAGCCAAACCGAACGCCGCGTTTACGCGATGCTTCGGGGGAACGTATCCAACCACCAACAAATCATTGATTTGTACCGACAAGAAATTTCTTCGACAGAGCTTGACAATGTCTAAAGTTATGTTATAGTCGGTTTCCTTTCAACCAACGGAGTGTTAGATGAGTGAAGAAAATGAAGTGGCCGAACGGCCAGACCTAGATCAGCTGACTTCAATTTACTTGAAGATTCGAGACAAACGTGCCGAGAACAAACGCGAGTTTGAGAACGTGGACAAAGACCTCGAAGAACAGCAGAAGATGCTTGCCGAGCAGATGCTCGACACCTGCAAAGAGATGAACGCAGATAGCATCCGCACCCCACATGGAACGATCATTCGTTCGGTCAAGTCGAAATACTGGACTGGCGATTGGGACTCTATGTACAACTTCATCAAGGAGCATGACGCCTTCGGCCTACTGGAGAAACGCTTGCATCAAACCAACATGAAGGACTTCCTCCACGAGAACCCTGACGTTATGCCGATGGGCTTGAATGTTGAGAATGAATACACCATCGTCGTACGACGCGCAAAGAACTAATCGGAGTAAATGAAAATGAGCAACATCACACTTTTGAACCAAGACCTGCCTGACTTCCTGCAAACTGCTGGCGTCAGTGACCTCACTAAACAACTCGCTGGCAAGACTGGCGTCAAGCGCATCGTGCCTAAGAACGGTATCTTCCGTAAGATGGTCGGCGGCGAAGAGATGGGCAAAATCAAGGGCGACCTCGACGTCGTCATCGTGAACGCATCGCCTAAAGTCGGTC